AGTTAACGTAAAGAAAGTTAACGTAAACGTTAAGTTTGAGCTTAGGTAAAGTATATTTAGTAAAGTTGACGTTAACGTAAAGTTTGGCGAAATTTTAAAGCAGGTATTGGATGGCAAAAGGCAGGCCGACAAAATATAAAGAAGAATATTGCGGCATTGCCTCAAAGCTTTGCCAGCTTGGGGCTACGGACAATGATGTTGCAGAAGCCCTTGGAATTGGCACCACAACGCTTTATCGATGGCGCAATGAATACCCGGATTTTCGGAAGGCCCTAAAGGTCGGCAAGAGTGAAGCTGACGACCGGGTAGAAATGTCGTTATATCGTAAAGCCGTTGGATATACACATGAAGCGGTTAAGATATTCCAATTTCAAGGCGCTCCGGTTGTGGTGCCTTATCAAGAGATCCATCAACCAGATACTACGGCTTGTATTTTTTGGTTAAAAAACCGCAGGCCGGATTTATGGCGTGAAAAGCCTGATGGTGCGCAAGATGAAACGCTCACCAACCTTGTCTCTAAGCTCATCGAATCAAGGCCAGATTAATGACAAATATGCCTCCGCAATTACAACGTCAGGTTGATCGATGGTATGAACTTATACCTCACCCGGTGCAGCTTGATCTTGTGCAGGCAATACCTTCGGGTGTACGCTTTCCACTTGTGCCGGCCGGCCGGCGGTCAGGCAAGACGGAGAGGTTTAAGCGATTTATCGTTAAGCAAGCCAACCGGCAACCAGGCATGTATTTTGCCGCAGCCCCTACCTACAATCAAGCGAAACGAATCTTCTGGCAGGATTTAAAAGACTTGTCGTTTTCGTGTTTGCACGCCAGGAAACCTTCTGAATCAGAACTTATAATCTATTTCGATAATGGATCAGAAATCCATGTGATGGGCCTTGATAAACCAGAGCGCTTTGAGGGTATATCTTGGACGGGGGGCGGCATTGATGAGTTCGCCAACGTTAAAGAGTCTGCATGGGAGGCCAATATATTCCCGGCTCTCAATACCGTTGATCCGCGCAACCCTGATTACCGGGCATGGGCTTGGTTGTTTGGTGTGCCAGAAGGGTTGAACCATTTTTATGAGCTATGCGAATCCGCCAGGGAGAATGGCCAGGACTTCGCTGTGTATCACTGGAAGTCCGCAGATATCTTGCCGCCAGATGTTATTGAATCCGCTAAACGCTCGATGTCTGCAAAGCAATACCGGCAAGAGTTTGAGGCTAGTTTTGAAACGGCTACCGGGCGCATATATGAGGATTACAGCGAGGCAAACATAACCGACGCTGTTATTCACCCGCATGAGCAGCTACACTGGACCCATGATCAGAACTTTACGCCGCTATCGTCTGCTGTCGGAGTTATCCGTGACGACTGCCTGTACCTTCTCGATGAAATAGTTTTAAGCTCTGCCATTTCCAGGCAGTCGGCTGATGAATTTGTCGAGAAGTTCAAGGATCACAAGAATAAACAAGTCAAGTTGTACGGTGATCCGGCTGGCCGGGCTGGTGAGAAGCACGGGCACAAATCTGATTACAGCGAAATTAAAGACGTGCTTCGGCGGAACGGATGGGAAGTCACGGATAAAGTTAAGCGCAAGCATCCGGCCATAAAAGACAGACAGAACTACGTCAGGGCAAGGATTTTAAACGCTGCTGGCGATGTTCGGCTTTTCGTCAACCCGAAAACGGCCCCTTGGTGTCACAAAGGGTTGTCCACGGTGCAACTGATGGAGGGGTCAACGTTTCAGGAAGACCAGCGCAATAAATATCAGCATATCACAACTGCTATCGGGTATATGGTGGATGTGCTTTGGGGCGACGTGCCCCTGATTTTAACAGGCGTGCGCTCAGCCATGTAGGAATTGGAGATTGATTATGATAGACTCAACGCACCCGCGATATGACGACAAAGTAAACACTTACCGCAAGATAGACGATATCACGAGGGCAAAAAACCTGGCACAGTACCTTGTCTATCTCAATCCGCAGGACACCACGGACGATAACAAGACACGAAATCGTCAATATGCCGAAAGAGCAATATTTTATGCGTTATCCGGCCAGACAGTACAGGGCATGGTGGGGAGCATATTCCGCAAGTGGCCGCAATTTATCAAGCCTGATGGCATGGACTACCTGGAAACTAATGCCGATGGTGCAGGTGTTTCGATATATCAGCAATCCCAGGGCGTGACGGAAGATGTGATCAGCAAAGGCCGGGCCGGGATCGGCGTGTCGTTTCCGCAAACAGAAGGCCAGGTGTCAAGGCAGGATTTAACCTCCGGGCGCGTGGTGGCCACCATTCACCGTTTCGAGCCGGAGCAGATTATCAATTGGCGGACGATCCGAGACGGAAGCAAGGTTAAGTTATCGCTGGTGGTTATCCTGGAAGAGCATCAGGAAGTAAAAGATGACGGCTATCAGACGGAGTTCGTGCCGCGCATCCGGGAAATGTATCTGGATTATCCCAGGGACGATGAAGGGTTGCCGACCAGCGATATCATGATTTACAACGAGCGCATATGGGACAAGTCGCCTGGCCATTGGCAGATTATAGAAGCATATCAACCTACAGATGCAGCCGGAAGGAACTGGGAAGAGATCCCGTTTACTTTTGTCGGCGCAGAGAATAATGATCCAGATCCGGACCATCCTCCCATGCTCGGCATCGTAGAACTAAATATCGGCCACTATCGCAATAGCGCCGATTATGAGGATAACGTGTTTTACTGCGGCCAGGCTCAGCCCTGGATGTCGGGGTTAACGCAGGATCATATAAATCTGCTCAAAGAGAATAATCTCTATGTCGGCAGCCGGAACCTGATCGGCGTGCCGGAAGGCGAGCAGTTCGGTTTCGCCCAGGCCCAGCCGAATGCTCAAGTCAAGGAGGCGATGCAGAACAAGGTTGATATGATGGTTAGCTTGGGCGCCCGCATGATGCAGCAGGGATCAGCGACAAAGACAGCGGCCCAGGTAGAGGGCGAGCGCGAGGCCCAAACCAGCGTGCTTGCTCTTGCCGCATCTAATGTATCTGAGGCTTACACTCAGGCTGTGGCGTGGGCCTGTCGGTATATGGGCGAATCGACGGAGGAGGTGGAATATACTTTGAACCAGGAATTTCTTGCGATTACAGCAGATCCGCAGACAGCGCAAGCTATGATGCAGGGCTTCATGCAGGGAAGCGTCCCGTTGCCGGATTATGTGCGCTGGATGAAAAAGGCGGATCTCTTTGATGAAGAACGAAGCATGGAAGACTACGCAGACTTGCTTGGCGGGAGTGTTGAGTAATGCCGAAAGCGCCGAAACAACTTATAGATCAGTCTACGCGGCATCAAGTTTACTTGGAAATGCTCAAAACAGGCGAATATAAAAAGCTGCGCGCCATCCTGGAAGATGTCGAGGACAATCTCGTTGGCCGCTTGGCGAAGCAGAACGTCACAGAGTGGTCCCGTGATCGCATGCAGAAGCAGCTTTATTCCCTGCGCTCCATGATGCGCCAACGGTTCGATGAAGATATGATCCCGGCACTTAACAAGTCCATCCGCGAGCTGGCAGTATATGAGGCCGAGTTCGAATCCCGGAGCCTTGGCAAGGTGGTTGATTATAACTTCACGCTGCCGTCTGAAGACCAAATAATATCAGCCGTGCGGACAAGGCCGCTGTCAGTGCGCGGGCCTGATAATGGCAAGCTGCTGACTGCATTTATCAGAGACTGGACAGAAAGCCAGGTGACGCGCACAACAAACACCATCCGGGCCGGTTTTGTGGAGGGGCAAACAACGCCGCAGATTGTCCGGCGGCTGCGCGACGAAGTGGGCCCGATCAACCGGCGGGGGTTGCAGGCGCTTACCCGGACAGCATTGCAGCATTGCGCTACGCAGGCAAGAGAGGAGGTATGGCGTCGGAATCAGGATATTGTTAAGCGGGTGCAATGGTTCTCAACGCTAGATTCCAGAACAACCACTCAGTGTCAAGCCCTTGATGGGCAGGTGTTTAAAATTGACGAAGGCCCCAGACCCCCGATTCACGTGTCTTGTCGATCAACAGTAGTCGCAATGCTCGATGAGCGCTTCAGCCTGCTTGACGAAGGCGGCACCCGGCGCACAAGAGATCCGGTATCGGGCGACGTCGGCAGCACCAAGGCCAGCGAAACATATTATTCGTGGCTTCGCTATCAGCCGAAATCGGTGCAAGATTCGATTATAGGCCCGACGCGCGGCAAACTCTTGCGCGAAGGCGGGCTGTCAAGCCAGCGTTTCGCAGAATTGCAACTATCGAAGAATTACAAGCCGCTTACGCTCGATGAGATGAAAAAACTTGAGCCAGTTGCGTTTGAAAAAGCGGGGATCGAATAAACCAAAAACAGACAGCGAAAGGAAAAAATTATGGGCTTAAAGTACGAACTCGAAAAAATTGACGATCTTGACGAAACAACTCAGCAGCTTTACGAAAAAGGCGATGATGGAAAGTATCGCCTGAAGGTGGAGGGCATGCCTTTTAAGCCGGACCCGGAGGCGGAAAAGTACAAAGAGGAAGCGGAGCGGTACAAGAAAAAGCATGCCGAAGCTGAGAAACACCGGAAGGATCAGGAGAAGGCCGCTCGTGAAGCTGCTGAAAAGGCTGCAAAGAACTCCGGGGATCTGGAAGCGCTCGAAAAGTCCTGGCAGGAAAAGCTGGATAACTCGCTGGCCGAAAAGGATCAGGAGCTTACCAAGTATCAGCAGATGGTATCTCAAATGACAGTGGGCAGCACAGCAACATCACTGGCCGCGGAGTTGTTCGGAGAAGATGCCGAAACGCTGAAATACCTGGTGGAAAAGCGCCTTTCCTACGAAGTCAAGGACGGCGAGCCACAGGTCCGCGTGCTGGACGAGAATGGCCAGCTATCCGCCAAGACCATAGATGATCTCAAGGAAGAGTTCAAGAACTCCAAGCGCCTTGCAAAGTTCGTGGTCGGCAGCCGTGCTTCTGGACCGGGGTCTCCTGGCGGAAAACCTGGCAGTGGCACCAAGAAGTTCAACGAGTATACGGGCGAAGAGTTGAAGGCCCTGCGTGCAGCAAATCCGCAAGAATATGACCGGCTGAAGAAGGAATTTTACGGGGAGTGAATTCCCTTGTTGACAAATCTATATCAGCGTATATAATTTAGTCATATAAAAAACAAATCTTCTCCGGCCGTGCCGGGGTGGATTTAAAAATT